CACCAAACTTCACGAGAACGATCTCCGTCTTTGGGGCCAACCTCGGGTGCGTACGACTACATCCGCCTGGTGCTAGTGCTTTGTTTTCTATGTTTGCCCGGAATGGGACTTAGCAGGTTTGCGTGTTTATTCAAATGCGCTTTTCTTTACATGAGGTAAGGCGTGACCGTCACCATCGATTGGGTCGACGCTCCAGTGAACGATCCGAGACACGATACCGACGCTGTCTTGGACGAATCTTGTATATCCACTGCAAACTGCAGTGTGGCAATATTAACTGTTGGGGTCGTACCGCCCAGAACCGTTCTAATATACGTTTGCCCAGTGGGTAACGCAAATAGACTACAGTTTGTGGTGACCGGTGTGCCGCTCAAATCAGCTGCCGTGAACGTTGTCGTCGCGAGGATTGTAACTGTAACCAAAAAGCGGCCAGTCAACCTTGCTGGAAATGAAATTGTTTTCACGTTTGCCGTGACATCCAATGTGCCAAAATTGACTACAGACCCATTGAACCAAGAGTTCTGGTCTAGAGTCCCAGTAAACGCCAAAGCTGCGGATCGGGCAACTGACGTCACATTACTGGTGACAATTGGTTTCTTCAATTCAACTTCGTAGGTGCACCAAAGGTCACCTAGTACGACGTCATTCGTTTGTTGTCCTGACACACACAAATGCGTGGTGCCCAAATCGTACAGCAACTTGCTGTCACCTTCTGGAACTGCGTCAGTACGAACATACTGGATATTAAAAGGATTCTCCTTAGGATCACATTCAATGGGGTGACAAAACGCTTCACTAGGAACAGATTCACTGCTCCAATACTCGTTCAACACTTCATTCTTGTTAACTGGCGGGTGGTCATTTGATCGGTAGGATGTCTGCATCATTACAGTACCAAGGGCTGGATTAGTACCTGAAACCGCTGTTCCACTACTCGGCACATAATGCCAGACTAAACCCCTGATCTTGTACTCCTGGAACCGCGACGCCACACCCGCTAACCACGGGAATGTCTCTGCTCGTCCTGGATTGATGTCGAATGATCCTCGCACTCGAAACGAGGTGTACCCCCGCACCTCAGTCACAAACTCTTTGTGACGCACAATGACCGATTGGCCATCTTGATGCATACTTGGGATACTAGAAGTACCTTTCAACGACTGTTGTACCACTGTGTTGCTAGACACTCGGTAATCACCACTGCCAAGCCAACGGCTAAGAGCCGCACCAAGACCAGTACCAATAGTACTGCCTGTCGCCGGGTTTCCGAAGAGGGAGCCCACTGCTCCACCCCCAAGTCCACCCAACGCGCGTAGCGCTGATCCGAGCTTTGTGACCTCATTCTTTTTCTTTGTAGCCTTCTTCGCTACAATTTTCACTCGCAATTTGTTGTTTCTCTTCCCCGTCATCTTTACGGGAATTTTCTTTTCGATAAATCTTCTCTAGGCTGTCGATATATTTATCAACGCCGCTACATGGGACTTCCGTCCACATCACCAATACTATCTACCACGACTACAGTTGGGCTAAGGGTCCACGACCTATAGTATTCTTCCAACGCGACTTGTTCATCTGGGGTTACCCCGAAAGCGGAAAAGAACGACACTCTCGCCTCTGTTGACACATCAACCCACTTTCCGTCCATACCAGCACTCATCAATCTAGCACCACTCTGCATGAACACAGCTTCACTCATCTTACTTGGTTTACCGTTCCTCATGAACGCCTGGTACATCTCCTGGAACACAGGGATTCCTGCTGTCAGTGCCATTCCACACTCTCCGACTGCATACAACCACGACCCGATTGCACCGGGTGTCTCCAGGGGGAACAAACACATAGAATCCTTCTCACGTGCTGTATCAAAGTTCCTGACCATGCGCCACTTTACCCCGTCCCAGACAGGGTGAGTTTGGCAAAATTCGATTAATTCGAACTCATCCACTGAGTCTTCCACTACCATCACGAATCCGAGCGAAGCTGCATACTCAGCAAATCCTTCCTCAAACCGCGCCTGATCACCTCGTTCCATAATGACAACACAGTCGTCGCCATTGTTGGCCAATTTTGCGTTCACTCCAATCTTCTGGAGCCAAACCCAAATTAGGGCACACATGATATAGCTATTTCCAAGCGAAGTGTTCATGTCACCACTACCACGACCTCCTGACACCGTATATCTAACGATGCCGTCATGGCAGTACGCAACTCCAACATTGTGCAACTGCATCCTTAGCAATCTGCTCAACTCCTTATCATGGAAAAGCATGTTGTACAGGGAATGTTCATGCTCCAATAGTCCGATATCAACACTAGCATCGAAACGCGAGGCGTCAATGCCTAGTGCAACCGGGTCTTCGAAGTGTTCCCACAACTTTCTCAATTCAGTGCCCATTTCAACCGCATTCAATCCTTTGAATACCGTATACTTTTGTCCAAAAACACGTGAGATTGCACGAAAAATCGGCTTCTCAGCATGCTTAAGGTAACGGCCAAGCCCAATGTTGAAAATCGGACTCCGCGGTTGGATGGTTCTGGGTGACTTTCCGGTAGGTACTTTCTCAACCTTCATAAAAGTCCGAAAAATGGCATGCATCCGTTGCACACCACTCTCCAAGTAGTCTTCAAGGTAGTTAGCGTATAGCGTACGCTTTCGACCCGTGTAACTGTCCACAAATTCTTGTGGCGTTACAGGGTGGAAAGTGCGGCCTGCAGCCTTCACCACCAATTTCTTGAAACCACCTAATATTCCATCGAAGTACTCTTTACTCCGACCCGCTCTCTTTAGCAGTTTGCCACCAATCTTCGCATAGATCATACGCTCAGCAATAGCGGCACACGTTGTCATGACATCAGCTGCGTTCGTGCATAGGGTACGGTCATCATTACCAATACCACCCACGATATACACAGCCCTTTCCTTCTCGGCCTCCAACCTCCAGTGCACGGCCAAACTAGCGTAGTTAGGGTCCTCTTTGCGTAGAGCCTCCCATGTGTCTTCCGACGGGGAATGGCTAACGCTGGGTACCTTGTATACCACACTATCGTGCACCTTGGTCTGGCGCCCCTAATCGAGCTGGAACAAACGGCGACACTTCTTTGTCCACCGTTCCCATGTGCTCAACTGTTCATCGAACTTGCCTTCGATCATCTTCTTGTATACCCCAACCTGTTTCTGAGCAGTCAGCTCTTCCAACGTGGGCACAAATACCTTCGTGACAATCAGTGGCAAAATTTCCGCCTGGTGAGCTGGTCGCAACCCATGATCCTTCATCATAGTCGCTGCAAATCTCCAGACTGACTTGTAGTTCGCCTCAGTGTTCTTTGGGGTGCCAAATTTAGCCTTGCATGCATCGAAAACTCGACGACTGTAGGTCATTTTGTTCCCGTATCCTAGCAAAGCCCTTGAGTGACGTGCCTCTAATGGTTTGGTGGCATTAACGACCTTGGCAGGTCCGTCCTCTTTTGGAGTGTCGTCATGACTACTGGCTCCGACATCTTCGTCGGTAGTTGCGCCAGCAACAACTTCGTTCGTGACTAAATCGTCTGAACTGGAAGCGAGTCCTTCGCCCGCATTCCACTTTTCAATGAACCCAATATCAACTGGAATGGTACCACTCTGCAACGTGCTGCTGTCAAGCGGCACATCGGTCAAGCATTCCTCAGCCAATCGATCATCATGTTCACTGCACAGGAACTCAATCGCATCATCTGCCACAGGAGTGACGTCCAAGTAACTCTTGGCGACACATACTGCACCCGCAACGACTGCAACCGCAATTCCTCCCTTCACAATGTTTGGCAACGCTGAACGCAAGTGACGTCTGCAACCATATCCTACAACCATAGCGGTTGGTAGTGATAGGCCAAAGTTGTCAAAGTGCTGTCGCGCCTTGTCTGCCATTTGGACCGTTTGCACGATCTTTTGCACGCTAGAACATACGAGCGTCAACATTGTAGGATGGCTAGTCCTTCACTTTAAAGATTCCTCGATCAGAAAGATAATTTCTGATAAAG